TTTCCATAGGGTCTATGCTGTCTGACTCTGACTTTATTTGGGCATTTTCTTTTACTATACTGTAAATATTATTCCATGCAATATTAGCCTGTTTCAGATACTGACCTGAAATATCAACATAAGGCGATTTCATTTCAAGTCCTGTGGTCGGGTGTGCACCGATAAATCCCTTTTCAGAGATAATATTTTCACACTGTGCCCATCTTGCATAGTTCATCACATATTGCTCTATGAGGTGTGGCATTACCAGATTTTCACACCCGAATTTCCCTAAATATTGCATTAATTCGTCTCTGATTTGTTTCACACAGAGTTCCTGTCCGCATTGCTGTTTTTTGTCGAGCCTGTCAACATCAACAGAAATCGGGGTGTCTTTTTCTGTCATTTTGATTTTACATTGCTTGGGTTTTGCACCTGCATTTGCACGCTTTCCGCCCCTCGCTGTACCGTCTTTTGCCATTTTATCACCTCTTTCGGGGTTATCCCCCTGTTTGATTTCACCATTTTTGTTTTTGAGAGCCTCCCCCCGGTATCCTCGTTTTGGGCTGTAGTGATTTTGATACCCCCTCCCCCCTCGTCAGATTTTGTCATCATAGGTGTAGAGTGGATTCACGTCCTCTGTGAATGTTTTTTTGTCGTGACATGGTTTACATAGTGGTTGCCAGTTGTGCCAGTCCCAAAGCAATTCAGGACGGTTTCTATGCGGTGTGATATGGTCTACTACTGTGGCAGAAACAAGCTTGCCTTGCTGTTGACATCGCACGCAAAACGGATGTGTCGCCAGAAATTTTTTGCTTTCTCTCTGCCAACGTTTACCGTAACCACGTCTGCTCGGTGAGGGTCGTTGATTTTCATGGTGAAGTGCCTTATGCTTTGCACAATACTTTTCTTTCGGGTCTATCAATTCACTGCACCCTGAATGCCTACACGGCTTTAGTGGACTATACGGCATACATAAAACACTCCCTTTTTCTTTTGAAAATAAAAAAACAGCAGAATAAATCTACTGTTCTTCGCCTTTTTTCCATGATACCATTATACCACTTTTTTTACTGACATTCACTGACATTCACTGACATTCACTGACATTTACTGACATTCACTGACATTTTCGGGTAAGTTTTACAGAATGTTAATAAGTGATAGGATATATTTGTCCTATAATATGATATAATAAAATAAAAAGGAGGAATTGAAAATGAATATTGACACAAATACAATGGTTTCAATGAGTGAAGCTAATCAGAATTTCTCAAAGGTCGCAAAACTTGTTGACCAGTACGGCTCTGCAGTGGTACTTAAAAATAATGTCCCAAGATATCTTATTTTGGAATTTGAATCGGCTGAAAAATTACAATCTGCTAATGATGATGACGTATTGGCTATATCAAGAGATATTATGAAACGTAATGCTAAAGTTTATGAGGAATTGGCAAAATGAAGATACTAACCAGAAATCAGGTTATAAAACTACACAGAGAGTTAATTGCAGAATCGGGTGGTTCTTCTGAAATACGTGATGAAGGTTTACTTGATTCAGCTTTAAACACTCCGTTTCAAACGTTTTCAGGTACGGAATTATATCCATCTATACTGGAAAAGGCTGCACGTTTGGGGTATGGTCTGATAAAGAATCACCCTTTTGTTGACGGAAATAAGAGAATTGGCACCCATGCTATGTTGGTTTTCCTTATGATTAACCACATTGAATTGAACTACAACGATACGGAATTAATTGATTTGATTCTTGGTGTCGCTTCGGGTGAAATTAATGACGGTGAACTGCTTCTGTGGCTTCAAATGCATATTATCTGAAACAAAAAATCTCCCCTGAAATTAATCAGGGGAGTTGTTGTGTAGCTTATTTTTTTGTCTATGAAACATCAATTCCAATCAATATCGTCTTCGGAAAATGTTTCTCCACGCTGTAGTTCTTCATCAGATTGACGGAGCAACTCTATTTCTTCGGCTGTAAGTTTAGTAAAGTCCGGATCCCACGCAATAACAACACGCTTTATCATCTCATTAATGAAATTCTGTTCTGTTTCGGGTAACATATCAACGATATGCAGTAATTCAATCGTTTTTTTAGACATAATAACACTCCTTTCGGTTATTTGTAAATATCGCCTCGTGAGCCAACATCTGCAATATACAGATAAGTTCCGTTCTCGTCTGATAGATATTTGTGTAATATTCTATATTTACCTACTCTAAGGCGTTTCAAACCATCTTTTGAGCCTTGCATTAGCTTGATATCTCCTTGCGGTGGTATCTCTGTTAAGCCTTGAATACCATTACGGATAAGCCTTTTTACGTTTGGCTGTAGCTTTTCAATGTTCTTCTTTGCTGTTTTGGAAAATATAATCCTCATATTGGTTTGCCCTCATTTTTTCAATCTGCCCATTGCAGGTAAGCTCTTTTATTTTCTACAAATTAGCATATCAAGTTAAATATATTATATCATTATCATTATTCTTTTGTCAAGTACTTTTTTGGAGTTTTCCCAATCACCTCATCAACCGCATTAATAGCCTCAGACTGAATGCGGTAAATCTGTCTTGCGGACATTTCCATACTATCGGGAATACCCCTGATATATTCGCCTGAAAGTTTATTGTAATACCCCTCAACAGGCTGAAACATCAGATACTTACGGCGGAGAAATTCCCTGTAATCAGCTGATTTGACCTTTTTTATCACACTTTCAACTTCTCTTATTACTTTTTCTTTTTCCTTGGTTGCCTGCTTTAGTTGTTCTTCACTTGCGACAATATCTGCTGTGACTCTAACTATTTTTTTATCACCATCTTGATTTTGTCCCTTGACCGATTCATAAGAAATACCCTTGATATAGGCTCTTTCTCGTGACAGCTGTATCTTGTCAAGAATTAAATCTATCTGTTTTTCGATTTCCATTGGTCTTTTCAAAAATTCCTTTGCCGTCATTGTTTCAGCCTTTCTTTTTGGATTTTATCGGTTATTACTTTCGCTCATTTTTGAGCTTTACTACTATTCACCAATTCTGACGTAGTTGTATTTTTTGTATTTTACATCTGATTCATAGTCGAGAAGTTCTTCACTGAATCCATGTTTTCTCAGTCTTTTCAGTGCTTTGCTCTTATCGTCCTCAGATGATTTTACATTGTAGAAAATTTCTCTGTCGCAATCAACGCAAATCTGTTTAGTTTGTTTGTTTAATCGCTATAAACGCCTTTTTACACCACGGACATATCTTCTCTTCATGTTTCATTTTTTTCAGCTCCTATTTTTTCTTGTGCTCTTTGATTTCCACCAGTACATGGTCGTTATCTGAATAATCTATCAGACAATGAACCTGTTTGACGTATTTCTGACTGTCGTTGATGATTATATGCTCTTTACGCATTGCATCCAGTATGAATTTGTTCGCACTCTGGATATTGTCAACATCTCGTTTTCTCGTTTTTTCAAAATACGTTATTGCCAACTCGCACGCCTTTTCCCCGACAGGTCTTAAAATACCTTGCTCCAGTGCAGCTCTTATATCTGCGCATATAGCATTTTCGATTTTGGTCTTGAAATTTGCTCCTGCGTATTTGTTACGTCTGCACTGTTCTATGTATTCATTCAGCGAGGGGAGTTGTCTGTAAATCCAAAATAAATTACTTTCGTTCATTGCTTTACCTCAAAAATATATCTCACGTTAATTCTACAGTGTCTAAAATCAATTTTTATTTATTTTCTGATTAATTTTGTGCCTATCATCCAAAACCTCTTACAGTGCCTTTAAAACGCCTGTAATTAATTTCAGCTGTTTTCAGAATCGGTTAATTAGTTCACGGTACTTGTCAAGGTCGTGTTCTATTTCCTCTGTTTTGGATTTGTCAGGCGGATTTTTATTATCATAATTGCCCTCAAGAACCTTTGCAAGATTATTTTCCTGTATAATCCAATCAAAACTTGCTCTCCAGTTACCGCCGTTTCCTGTTTTCAGAAAATCAGACTTCTGTGCCTTTTCAAACGCTCGCTGTATATCTGTTGGTTTGAAACCGTGATTTAATAATTTTTCTACTGCAATTAATCTGTCCTCTGTTGCTCGTTGTACAGGTGGTAAGCCTGTGCAGATGTTGTTGTACATCGCAACTATTCCCTCTGCCTGAAAATGATTCTTGCGCAGCGGTGGATTGTATACAACGGGATTCATTTCAGCGTTAGCTGATAATCCCTCATTCTCATTATCCTTCTCATTAACATTCTCATTCTCATTTTCATTCTCATTCTCATAATCATTCTCATTATCACTATTTACTCTATAGTGTTCTACTTGTTCTATAGTGTTGTATAGATTACTATAGTCTTCTACCTTAGAATCTTCTGCATCAGCTTTAGAATCTAAAGTAGAATTGTATAGATTACTATAGTGTTCTACTTGTTCTATAGTATTCTTAGAGTTCTTAGAATTGTATAGAGTTCTGTTTTTACTATCTTTGGTATTATCTTCTGGATAGTCTTCTATAGTGTTCTTGTTCCATCTCTTTTTCATCGCTTTGCTTTTACGCTCACACGCTTCGGAATATTTTTCACCATCTCTATCCATTTGTGCAGTCTTTATTTTGACTGCCATACGTACCAAGGGGTCATTGATTACTTCAGGAAGTTTATGTGTGCTCAGATACTCCATAATTATAGTTGTGAAATATCCTATTTGCTCAAATGTAAGGTCTTCAAGCAGTACTTTGTCTGACTCATACATCAGAAATGACTTTTTCTCTGCCATGTCGGTTACTCCTTTCTGTTATTTTTTCAAAAAATTAAAATGGTGGATTGCCATCACTTATGATTTCTTCAAATTCGCTTAAATCTCCGATATTTCCGAAGCCGTCTTGCTGTTGGTATGTCGGGATTCCCATGCTGTTTGCACTCTGCATCATGCTTTGCGGATTCTGTCCGTAGGATTGGTTCTGCTGATATCCTGAATTATTGTTAGTATTGCCGTTACCTGAATCACCGCAGAACGAAATATTATTTACAACCACTCGCATAGCATAATGATTTGTGCCGTTTGAATCGGTATAGTTATTATTCTGTAAATTGCCATTTACCAAAATCATTCTGCCTTTGCTAAAATATTTGCTTATAATTTCTGCTGTCTTTCCGAATGCTGCACACTGGATAAAATCAGCGGTCTTATTGCCATTCTTATCGGGTCTTCTGTCGATTGCTATTGTGAAATTCACCACAGACATTCCTGTCTGTGATGTTTTTATTTCAGGGGCTGCTGTGAGTCTGCCCATTCCTGTAAACTGATTAAATGCCATTTGTTATACCTCCATCAAATCTTCAAAACTTTCCGTTTCTTGTATTACTTCTGCTGTTGCTGTCTGATATCCTGTTGATTCGTTTGTGTTGCCTGTTTCAATGTCGTTGTATTCTATGTCTTTTGATATTGCTGTCTGCATTTCAGTTGACATTATACCCCATTTTGTAATCAGCTGTCTGAGCATTGTCTTACACGCCATTGAATCAAAATCTTTAGCCCAGAAACTGTCATATCCTCTTGAATATTTCTTTGCGTGGGAGTTCATCTTCTCTCTGCTCCAGTAGATAGCCTTTTTGAATCCATTCAGATATGTAAACGTTGCATAGTAGCCAACTGTCGGGGCTTTTTCTCTCTCGTCAGGGTCTGATATAACATTCACTTCAATTTCCTCATTGAATGGGTCAAATCTGATTAATTCGCCTTGTTTTACTGGCAATACGTTTACTTTTTTGTAGTTTCCTGAGCGTATTGCAAGCTGTATCAACCCTTTATATCCAATTTGGAAAGAGGCTGTCTGTTTGTACGGCACAACATAGAATTGTCCGAGCTGTGGACTTGCTGAAAGACCAAGCGAAACTCCTGTCAACGCTGCCGATATTATTGTATTAGGGTAGCATTGGGTCAATTTGGAATTATTTGATACAACCTGAATAACGGCTGTTGTGAATTCATCTGCTTTTTTAGGGTCTTTGATTGAATTTCTTATGTCTGCCTGACATTCAGGTGTGTTTGCAATTTCCGCAAACGTCATTGGTCTGTTTACTGACTGGGTTAAACTGTTGTTTATTGGCATTGTTTTATCTCCTTTATTTAATTGTACAGAATTCAATCTGATTTTCTGTCATGAAATTTCTCAGAGCAATTATCTGTTCTCTTGTTCCTTTTACTTCAAATCTTCCTTTGTAATACTTCACCGATTCACTCTGTGCTTGCTGATGAGTGACTGTATCTTGTACTACAGGATTGATTTGTTCCTGATTTATCTCTGTTTCCTGTTTGATTGGTGTCTGTTCCTGTTTTTTTCTTTCTTCTTCAATTGCAATTTGCTGTCTGCGTTGTTCTTCCAGTTCTTTTAGTTCATTTGCATATCTCAGGGTTGCATTCAAATCAAACGATTTACAATAGCTCTGCTTTACAGCCATGAAAAACGGTTCTTCTCCGAAACTCATTTCAAGGGTCTGAATGTCTGATTTTATAGCAACGATTTTTTCACTAATTTCTGAAATTATCGTTTCTGCTTTCATCGTTGCATTTTTCCATTTCGGATTTAAAACATCGTCAAGTGAAATGTAATCAACATCGCAGATGTCGTTGAAAGCCTCTGTAATAGTCTTTCGTTTTTCCTCTATTCGTTTATCATCATACGCCTTAATCTGTGAATCTATAGCGTTTACTGGCTGTGCTATGAGCTTGACTATTTCCTTACATCTGACTTCAAAATCAGTGTATGGCTTTAAGCATTCAGCTTTGACTTCCTTACGTTTATCCTCAATAGCCTTGATGAGCTTGTTGAGTTTTGCCTTGTCTGACTTAGCCTCTTTTATTCCGTCCTCTGTTACAACCAGATTATTGTAGTATTCACATCTGTTTGAAATTTCAAGTTTTAATTCTTCAAAATTAAATTCAATACTTTCAGGAATGACCGTTAAATCAGTCTGTATTTCAAATTCAAGCATTTTATATATTTTCCTTTTCTTTTAAATTTCGGGAAGTCTGAGCGATGGCGACTTATTTTCTTTTAACGACTCCCAGAATTTTACTTCTTCATTCAATAAAAATTCAATGTCGTTTTCAACACTCTTTCGGTCAATGTAGTAGTGTCTTTCCGTTGCTCTGAATCCGTCTATATCATCAGATTTTTTGTATCTGATATGTGCTTTTAAAATTGCAAAGTCCCAACCTGTTGCAAGTAGCTGATGCAACAGTTGTATATAATAATTTTCAGGTACTCTGTCTTCCCATTCAGACCATTGATTTTTGTTCTGAATAGTTGTTGTCTTGATTTCAAGAATGCCTTTTCTTCCTGTTTCAGGCTCTGTTATTTCGCCGTCAAGCGTTGCATAGATAAAAGGGTATTTGTCATTTGCGTACATTCTGAACTCATCATAATCAACATTGTACTGTTGAAAATCCAGTTTGAACATTTCCCTTAAATAACATTCCGCTTCTTTTCCATACTTTACGGCTGGCTTATCGGAAATATCAGGCGGTTGGATATGCTGTCTTTTTTCGTTCCAGAGCTGTGTATTTGTCTTGTATTTGTTAAGACCCAGAACACAGGCTGCATCTGAACCGCCTATTCCTCTGAACCTGTTTTCAAGCCATTCTTCACGGTTTTTAGGTTCACATAATATCATCTGCTATGTTCCATTTCAGGATAGATGTCGCTAAGAGTTTTGCAAGCTTTTTCAAGCTTTTCTTTTTTTTCCTTCTTAGCAATTTCTCTGTGACCAAGCAAATCATATAAAGCATCTAAATCCTCATCATCAAAATCTGTTACAGATTCAGTAACTCTGAATATAAATGAACTTATGATTTCGTTATACTTTTTTGCTGATATCATTATTTTTTTCCTCCGACTAATCTGATTAAATCGTCCACGTGTTCTTCAAATGAAATTTCGTTGTCCTCCATTTTTGAATAGATAGCTGTATTGCATACAAACCATATGCAGCCGACAACCGCTGCGATTGATAATAAAATAATTAATACTGCCTGCATTTTGTGTATCCTCTCTTTTTTTCGATTAAAAATAAATTAGAAACGTTTCTTGGGGTCAGGTTGCTTTTTTACGCTGTGCAGCCTGCGAAAGTATCAGCGTTCATATATATAGATTTTAGGAGGTTAAAAGTAAAAAGCTTATTATTTGACCACCAAAGTCATTGGTTCAATGTGAAGTGCTTCGCAAAATGCATTTATCGTCTGAACCGTAAGATGACTCGGGTCGTTTTCGTAATTGGAAATTGTCTTTGTCGAACAGTCAAATATCATCGCTAAATCATTATTTGACAATCCGTTTAAATACTGTTGTTTTCTTATGTTACTCCAGACAATTCTCGGAAATGTTATTTCCGCTGTCTTGCTCGTTTTTCTTGCCATTTTGATTTCCTCCAATCTTTGGCTATGCTGAAAATTCTCTCAGCTGATTCAGATTTTCCCTGTCGGTGCGGTAGTTTAATTCTACCACTATTTCATCTGTAGATATATCAATAACAGCTCCATAGTACCAGTTCTCAAATGGTACTTCATTATATACTTTGTTCAGCTCTCTGACTGCATCAGATAAATAGTCATAAAACTGACAAAAATTGATTTTCTGCGTTTTATTTCTGTTATAATAACTGTATAT